CAAGCTGAACATACTCACTCTTAGCACTACTGCTTAGCTGTAACATCTTATTAGATGCTTTCGTAGCATTCAATCCTATACTTTCTCTAACCCTTTGTTGCATATACTCTTGGATATGAGGCAATCGCAAAGTCTTACTAGCTGTCACTCTTCCTGATTCACCTTTTGCGTATCCTGCTATGGCACTAGCTTTAGTTACACTACAACCACTTGCTACGATCGTATCAACTAATAGCTTCTGTTTCTTTGTAATTCTATTCTGTGTTAACAAGAGATCCCCCCTTACCCCCCTTTTGTAAACCCATACATTATCACTTGTCAAGGGCATTTGTAAGTCCTTGTTTCTATTACCTTTATACGCAGAGCATATTCCCTTCAAGATGTCAAAAAGGATAAATTGTTGTTTGCTTTGAAATGCAAGAGGCATTTCGAGCAAAGCATACATTTTGACATCATGCCTGAAATATGCTTTTTCCATTCCCAACTAGAGTAGGATATGCTGATGATAACGCACACAACAGAAGTAATTACTGAGGTCGCCTCGCAGACCACACGAAGCTCGGTGTTGCCAATATCTCAGCAATCCTTGGGGGTGTCCGTTGCGACAAGGCTAGGGGTAGAAGAACTACATTACAGTAAGACATTCGTCATACCTACATTGCGTTATTCTACCTTTCGTCAACAGAACCTAACCATGACGGACGACACACCTGCGGATTCAACTTTAACTAAAAGTTGCAAACCATTAGATGTACAAACGTCTCCAGTATTCTACCTCGCTAAGAGTTGTCTCATACTCGCCAACTCAAAGCTATTCGGAGATAATCATATCATATGATATGTCGCATAGATTGTACTTCGTGTTCTATTACACTCTCACTTACAATGTTTCCTAAGAATAGAATGCAGAGCGAGGCTATACATAATAGTTGTGTAGGCATTCTATCCTAATGAAACCTAGCAAGCCGACAAGGTAAAGCGATTAGACAAAAAAAGTACAGTGGTCTTTTTTTCCCAGACCACTTGTTAAAAAGTAATGCTACAAGAATCCAAGATTCTTCTAGGTTTACTTTTTCCCTGCTTGGTAATCGATTGACCTCGTCCGAGAGCGTAATTTAACGCTCCGTACAATGCGACAATCATATGATATGATTTTGTTGCATTTTAAGACGACCACAAGGTCAAACAACAACGACATAAAAGGAGAACTTATCATGTCAAATACTAAACAACCAACTATCGACAAAGAAACAGACATCAACGCAACTGTAGATTCACTTGATGCAGGTAACACTACCTCTATCACTGATCTATGGATTGAGAACTTCAACTATGACGAACTCGAGCCTGAGTCAAAGAGTAAGAAATACTCAGGGTCAGACAAAACTGTCACTGATACTGGACAAGACAATCCATTCTGGAATGTCTCGTTGCTAGTCAGACTAGGTGGCTACTGTCAGACAGCAGAGAACTCATACAACAAAGGTATCAAACGTAGAGGAGATATCGAAACTCAACTTGAGAATGGTAAAGATTGGTACGCAGACGATACAGACGGACCAAGTATTTACCAACAGAACGAAGCCTCTATCGAAAATGCTGAACGAGATATGTTGATGTTTCGTGAGTACTACGAAGAAGTACTTGGACTAGCATGGGAGGGTGCAGAAAAGCACAAGGCTAAACTTGATGCAATCTTCAACCCATCTACACTAGGTCGAATGGGATCAGGTACAATACGTAAGGTATCTGCGACTGAGGCACTGATAAATATCAGGTGTAAATCTACTGGCAGATCCTTTTCTGAACAGAAAGATTTTGAAAACAAGATCGATCAGTTCTTTGTTGACCACCCATCAGGTGTACTTGATGCAAATATTGCCAAGATGCCAAAGACTAAAGGTGACAAGATGCTTTCTGATACTATCAAATCTATGGTGACAGAAACAGCATAACTATACTGAGGTAGGGATTTATTCTCTACCTCTTTTTTTTATACTGACAGATGCAGAATTTTGCGTACCACTCGTACCTCGTTGCAAAATGCTAATACAAAGATCGCAAGGGTCAACCCCTGCGTGTAATTGGTCGAGACGCAAATTTCCACTCATCATCTTCAATTGGAGTTTCATTATGACTTTGAATACTAAAATCCTAAAAAGAGAACGTGGTCCTATCATTTTAATTTTGATATTTATATCGATATTTTATTTTCGTGAGGACATACAACTCGTACTACACTGCAAAAAAATACATGACTTCAACCTAGATCACCACTCAAACCTAAGGAGATTACAATGATCTATATACTTAGTACCATTATTGGTACACTACTAACGACCATAGCATTATATGGAACATACGAATTTGTAGAGTATGATCTATTCATAATGATATGGATAGCAGTCTATACATTTGGCATCTATGTCACAATGTATGGTGTCAACAACACTAAAGAAAGATTCTATATAACAAGGAGAAAACCATGAATCATATGACCCAACTAGCAAAACTAATAGACAAAAAAGGAGACTATGCTTTCCCTATCGAAACTATACCAATGAAAGGTATGTGTGATGACAAGATGATTGACTGTGACAATCGTGTCATGATTATCAGATCAGATACAGAAGAGTATCTTGGCGATCATTCCAAATCATACCGACCAGTCACTCATGCTGCAGTACTCGAACCAGTAGTCGATATTGCAGACAAAATGAAAACACCATACGTCACACAGATAAACATGATTGACAATGGTGCAATGATGGAGGCAAAACTTATCTTCAAAGAGATTTGTTTTGATGATCCTGCAATGCAAGACTACATTGCATTTCAAATTGTACTTCGTAATTCATATAATGGTGTTTGGTCCGTGATGATACAAGCTGATGGTCTACGTCTGTGGTGCATGAATGGTTGCACTACACCTGATAAGATTGCCAACTACAGACAAAAGCACAATGGTCATTTCAACTACAACTTCGATCATATCAAACACTCGGTTGAATTGTTTCGCAACAACGAGCCTCGCTTTCGTGAATGGTACAACACACCAGTAGTTTCTGATGAGGTTGACAGATTGTTTTCCAAACTTACTTGGACACCAAAGCCAACCATTGATGGCAGATACAGAAATGAAACACAGTATCAGAAGTTGCAACAACACTGGGGTGATTACTGCCACAACATTGGCAGAAACAAATGGGCATTATACAATGCAGTTACACATTGGATATCTCACCCAGTAAATGTCAGTAGCACCAACAAAACTATTGTAGAACGTAACAGTAAGATGCTATCATATATGTCTAAGCCAGACTCAATGTTCAATTAATGGAGGTTAATAATGGACATCAACTACACGACAGCAGAACTAAAAATGTGCCAAGCCTATGCTAGACTTGGTACACCACAAGACTTCAGAGAAATGTACGATCATATGTGTGATGTTGCCAAACCATATGGCAACTACCACCCTGAAGTGTGGATCAACATGATGACTGCCAAGACAATCAAGATATGGGAACAACAAAATGCACCCAAAGATTGGCAAGGCAAAGAAGCATCTGATATCCTCAATGATATGATGGATAAGCAGATCAAACATAGCTTCAACTGATACCCTAGTTGGTTGGGTAGTAGCCACGCATTATCTCCTTAGTGTGTGGCTACACTTATAGCTATGAAAAACACAGTACGATATCAATACCTGTCACTGATAGACAAGCTAGTATTACTGCGACAAGAACGTAAGATCTCGCAGGAAACATTAGCTATGACTATAGGTATAAATACGAAACTGTTTGGACAATGGGAACGTAAACTTGTTGAACCAAAACTATTTAACTTGCTATGTTGGTGTGAAGCATTGCAAGTTTACCTTTCAATTTCACATGATGATGGAGAGTTCTAATGAATAATGTAATAGACCAACTAGTAAAAGAAGGCATGGATAAGTCATTCTTGCAGGGTAAAATAATAATACTGCATAAACTTATCAATGAATTAAAGAGAACAGTTCGTGGACTGGAAGAAGATCTAGCAAAACTTGGCATAAAAGATGGCGAGTAAAAGCAAGATCAAAGGTAACTATCATGAGAATTGGTTTGTAAAACTATTCACCTCATGGAAGTTACCAGTGAAAAAAGTTCCTCTATCAGGTAGTCTTGGTGGGGAACATACTGGTGACATCAAACTTGTAATCAAAGGAGTAGAGTATATTGTCGAAATAAAATA